GGTTATTATTCAATGCTTCATCAATTGATTGTGTTAGTAAACGGTGCATTGATTTACCTTTTTCTATTTTATTTTGTTGATCTGTATCAAATATCTGTGCCATAACTATAATCTCCTGTTTGTTTTTTTAAGTTATGCAGACATTATAACATAAATGCAGATGTTGTCAACACCTTTTTTGTTGACAAAAATGCTGATATCTGATAAATATGATATATAGATAAAAGATATGCAGGAGGCAACTATGAAATTACCCACAGAAACTAAATTTACCACATCTGGTATAAACACATTCACACTATTAGGCATCAGTCTCACCTGGGGCCATATGTTAGACTGGATCAGTTTATGGTTATTACCATTAACTATTTTAAGCATAGCAATAGGTTATGGTTCAGAAGTAAGACAAAACAATCCAGATAACATAAAGTTATAATGAAGCTCACTGAGCCACAACAACAGATCAGTGCTGACAACAGCAGATTTCGTGTGGTTGTGGCAGGCAGACGTTTTGGTAAAACCTATTTGGCCATTAATGAACTAGCCAAGTTTGCCAGATTTCCCAATAAAAAATGCTTATACATAGCAACCACATTTAGGCAAGCCAAGAGCGTTATATGGGAAGACCTAAAGGACTTGTTATACAGAAAGAACTGGGTAAAGAAAACAAATGAGTCGGATCTTACTCTCACACTGGTAAATGGTAGCACCATAACACTCAGAAGTTCAGAAAACCGTGATGCATTACGTGGAACCAAGTATGACTTTATCAGTCTGGATGAGTTTGCAGATATGCACCCAGATACCTGGTTTAGTGTGCTGAGACCCACACTATCAGATACTAATGGACATGCTATGTTTATAGGCACACCCAAAGGCAGGAACCATTTTTATGATTTATGGTTGCAGGGCAATGCCACAGAGGAATGGAGTAGTTGGCAGTTTACCACAATAGAAGGCGGACAGGTAGAGCAAAAGGAAATAGAAGCCGCTAAACGTGATATGGACGAGAGACGATTCAATCAGGAATACAATGCACAATTTGTAGAGTATGAATCAGTTATCTTTTATGCATTTTCAGAAAACAACATAACTAAAAAAGATATATTGCCAGACGCCAGAACACCACTACATATTGCAATGGATTTTAATGGTAATCCAATGAGTGCTCTTATTGCTCAAAAATGGCAAGATACACTACATATATTTGATGAGATAGAGATATGGGGTAGTAATACATTTGAGATGGTGCAAGAGATCAGGAATCGCTACGGTGCACAACGACAAATGTTTGTTTATCCTGATGCTACTGGCAGGGCTAATAGCACAAACAGCCAGGTTAGTAATCATGTTATATTGCAAAACAATGGATTTAAAGTTGTTACAGATAAAACAAATCCTAGTGTTGCAGACAGTATTAATGCTGTAAACAGTATGTTTAAAACACATAGTGGCGATATCAGATTGACAATAGATCCCAAATGTGCTAGACTTAGAGAATGTTTATTAAAACACACTTACAAAGAAGGAACCAGAATAGTCGACAAAAACTCTGGACATGATCATATGACTGATGCATTACGTTATATAGTTTATAGAATGTTTCCAGTCAAACAACACACAGAAAGTTATGCACCAAAAAGAAGAAACGCAGGAAGAATGTTACATGGGTAATGTTCATTACATAATTAAAGTTATAGAACCAGAACAGGAATACTTAAAAACATTTGTGGATTCCAAACTGGATAACTGTAGGCAACTGGCACAGGAATATTTGTGGAGTTGCCCAGAAGACACAAAATACATTTATGTAGCAACCAGGATAAAGAACGATGAAATTAAATTATAAAGTATGGGATGGTGAGAAAGCCACTATGACCGAATATACACCTTATGAAGTTTACAAAATAACAGTAAACTATCCAGGCACTCACAGGCAAATGGAGTTTATAGGCATGGACCGTGGCAGTTGTATTATGCAGGCCGAGGTAAATAAACAGGATTCAGATACTGTGATGCTTATGGAATCAGAAGAAAGTATTACATTATACAGGAAGAACAATGAGTGAAGACAAAACAAATATACCCAAAAAAAACAGTCGCAATTGGACTAAAAATGAAAGCATAATTGCTAAAAATCCTGTGCTTAGAGCCGCCAGAGACAAGTCAGAAGGTTTTAAGCCCAGTTCAGGCATAACTACAGGTGCTAATGACGAACAATATAAAGCAGGTTATGACAAAATAAACTGGAGTAAGGATAAACCAAAACCCAGTTTCAGAGTAAAAGTTAATGGAAAGTATTTAGATGAAGAGTAGTAATTGGCACGGCGGCAAAGGCTCAGGACGCAGAGGTTCTGATGATAAGAAATATGCTGACAATTGGGAAAAAATATTTAAGCCAAAAGCCAATGTGGAATATCCTGAACGACCAAACGTAAATAAAAGACAACCTAAGACTTAGTTCTATTGTCCCACTGATTTCTTTTGTAATCCTTATTAAAAAAGTTTCTCATATCTGTAGCAGTAGGCCTTGCTTTATGTGTTTGTGGATTTTTAAGAGCTTCAATAAAATTATTGGTTGTGTTTACAATTTCAAACAACTCATTATACCATTCAGGATAAGCCAAACGTAATTGTGCTATTTCTGTTTCATCCAAACAATCTTTAACTAATTGACGCAGTGGTGCATCTTCAAACTTTAATTGTTCCAGTGTAAAACTTTCTGAACCTATAGTTACGCAATCGTTTGCCCAATCACATGTTATGTCAATAGTTCTTTTATACATCAGAAAGTAATTGTTTTGGTATCTGGTAAATGTTTGTAATCCATAACATTATCGCTATCTACTATAGTTGTAGAACTTTCTGAATAATCTATACCATCTATATCTATACCTGCTCTGTGTAGCAGTTTAATCATATCAGGCATATCATATATGCTGAATTTATATCCCATACTTTGTGCTATGCGTCTGGCACCTTCCTGAGTATGTTTATTATATTTGTGTATTGCTCTCATTTATGCTCCTACTATGTCTGCTACATCATTATAACTTACACCAATGTGCATACTAAAGGTGCTGTCTGCATCTATAACATCTAAATCTTTAAATTTAAAATTACCTTTTAGTATAGCAGTATCTGATGATAAGTCATAATTTATAACTTTTTTCCATCTGGTGTAATTACCAAAACTACTTACTACATGAGTTTTTACTTCGCGACGATTATCGGCGTCCCAAAAAACTATTGTCTTAAATTTATCTTTGTCGTTGCGACTTGCTTTAGTGTCAGTTACCCTTAAGGGTATCAGTGTTGTTGATTTCATACGAATCTCCTATTTTATTATTAAATTGCCATTTTTTAATTCAATTATATTTATAACCCTTCTCTGTCAGCATGTGGGTAATCAGGATGTAGTGGATGTAACCAGAACTTGGTTCTTTTAACCTGTGTTCTCCAATCCTCTTTGGCACTGATTACTTTGCCTCTGAGTGGATGTTGTTGACGTGGGTTTTCATAATATGCGTCACCATACAATCTAACTTTACGTCTGATACTTTGTGGATGTAGATTTAATTCTAAACCCAGCTCATAATCTGTTTTGTTATGTATTTTTTCCGCCAAAGTCGGCTTGGCCTTTCTCTGGAACGGTGTCTGAAAATTCTGCACCCTCATGTGTATGGTTGCTGGATGCACTTCCTCTTGTTTTGCTAAGTCTACTGCATGTATGCCCCATTTACTGTAAAAACTATCTGGGTTTTCACTCATTGTGGTGTTACTATGTTGTCTGGTAGTGTAATTTTTATCTGATTCTGATCTGTATCTGTATTCAGTGTATGATCCTGAGCCTTTTATCCATTTTCCGTTGTCTGTTGCCATTTGCATTCTCCATGTAAATAATTGTATTATACAACATTATTTATCTTTGTCAAGCAAAAAGGCTGACATTATTGTATAAAATGGAATAAAATGATAAATATATATGTAAAATTTTACGCCCATGTCAATATGGGAACGAACACAAGGAGTTATTCTTGAGCAACAATTATCTTGATTTCATCACCGGAACTCACAGCCTTTACGATCGCTATTATGCAGATTGGAAATTGTGCATAAACAGTTATTATGGTGGTGTTGAATACAAAGATGCCAAATATCTACGTGCCTATGCTATAGACACTAATACACCCAGCGAATCAATTAATACTTATGTGTTAAATGACGATGGTAGCACCGTAAGTAAAAGCCGTGCTAGGTTAGAAATAGGACAAAGCAGTAATGAAACTAATCGCGGACAGGACATGTTGTCAGGCAGTTTCTACATGGAAAAACTGGAAAATACTCCTAACTACAATTATGTTAAACTTATAACATCAGAATACAACAGCATACTGTTTAGAAATCCACCACAACGAACTTTACCAGAAACATCAGAGATAGAACAATTTGAAGATGATGTTGATGGAGAAGGCAACAGCATAAATGAGTTTATGAGTTTGGTGGACACATATACCACAGTATATGGTGTATGTCATGTGGAATGTTTTAAACCTGCAGGTTCAGATATACCTAAATGGAAAATACTGGAACCCACAGATGTCACAAACTGGAACTACAAGTATGATATAAACGGCAATCTTAAACTGGATAAAATGGTGTTTACATTAGAAGATTCAGATTATCATAGTGTATACAGATATTACACAAATGAAACAATAGAAACTGTTTTTATAGGTAATGATGAAGAAGATTACTTCCCTCCAGTAGATGACGAAAGGCTGGAGCAATTAGAAGATAACATTTACAGAATTGTTCAAGAGAATGAATTGGGGTATATTCCAGTAAAAACAATATATCAGTCAACAAAAATTTACAACAACATAGGCTCCACCGTAATCCAGGACGTGGCTCAGATACAGAGGAGCATATATGGTGACAATGCAGAAATTTATAGTGCCATAACATATGGTGCACACCCAACACTGGTAGTGGATGAAAACACCGACCAACTAAATGATGGTCAGGTAGGTGCTGAACCTGGTTCGGTAATCAGGGTCCAGGCAGGTCTTACAGGCGAACCCAGTTATGTATATGAGTTTGCTTCCCCAGAGCTGAGTGCTATATCAGAAATTAGAGAATTAATAGATAGTAAGATACAAAAACTTACACAGATCGCTCTATTAAGAACAGAAGATTTAATTAAAAGTGCCAAAAGCGGAGAACAAATACAAGTTTATGATGATAAACTAGCCGCTTTAGTGCGTAGAAAAGCAATCAATTTGGAAAATGCAGAAAGCAAACTGTGGGATATGTGGTTTGACTGGACAAACCAGACAAAACCAGAAGATTTTGGAGTATCCTATAACAGACAATACAATAAAAAAGCATTAGAACATGAATTAAATGAATTAAACGTTGCAATGAGTGTATTGGAACGTTATGAGAGCATGAGTCCTCAAGCACCACAGGAAACTTATACCAGTGCAGAAGAGGCTGATGCCAGAGCAAGACAATTAGGTGGCAGTGGATTCCATAGTCACCGCCAGGAAGATGGCAGTATTATATACATGCCATTTACAACACATCAACAGTATGAATCTGCTTTAGGTTTTACTGAAGATGAGTTTAAAACTGAAATGCGTGACAAGATACGCGAAAGACTACAGCAGTTGTTGTCAGCCACAACAACCACTAATGGTTTTTAAATATCTTGATTACCCAAACCTTAGGGAGTAAACAAGGAGAAAGATATGAGTGAAGAAATCACTACTGATACTCTAGTTGCAGGAGAAAATGTGCAACCAGTAGGAACAGATACTGATGCAGAGACCCCGGTCAAAGCGAAATCTGAGGAAAGTGTTAAAACTAATGCTCCACATGTGGAACATAAAGATGGCAAAATGTTTGTGGATGGCGTCAGAGTTTATACTCGTGATGACACCAACAGAATAGCCGCTAAGGCAAATGAAGATGCTACAAGTAAAATTTTAGCAGAACTGGAAGTTGATAGTTTAGACAAAGTTAAAAACGTAGTCAAAACATTACAAACTACTGGTCCTGATACAGGTTTAAATGTAGACAGTTTGCGTGATGCAGTTAAAAAGAAAGAACAGACTGTGGAAGAACTTAGAGCAGAACTACAAAGTGTAAAAACTGAGTATGCACTAAGGGATCACATAGGAAATCTTAAAGAAAACATGCCGTCAGGTTGGAATACAGATCAAAAACAGGCTGTAATTGATCTTATGAAAGCCAGAAATATGTTACATTATGAAGGAGATACTTTTGCAATTAGAAATGGAGAAGATTATTTAACAACTGATGG